GTAGCAGATCGTGGTAAACCATCTAGTGGAAAGGGAAATGTAAATAGTGGCGCAACCAAAATGCGCCAAGATTTTGATGACAAAAACCATTACAGCGATGTACGGCACAAAATGACTAACAGGCAAACTTCTGGGAAAGCAATGTCGCAGCGACTTGGTATAAGGCGAGAAGCAAGACGCAATGTTGATCCTGCTGAATCTCCAAAAACTGGTATTACATTAAAAAAAAGAAAAGGGTCGCCAAAACGAATGCGTACATTGAAATCCCCCATTGGGAAAAACACAAATGATTTGCAGAACCTCGATTACAAGCTCAAATTGATGGCCCATTCATTGATCGAATCATTCAACCGTGGCAAAGTTTCTTAACAAAGGAGATTGAAAATGGCTAAGAATTGGCTTGAAGCAGACGATGATAAAAAACCAATGGAAGACTATGAAGCTCCAGACGAGGAAAAAGATACCAAGGAAGATGATTCTGATGGCGATCTTGCAGCCAAAGTTATGGATGCTTTGAAAGAGGCTGATTCCAGCGATGAAGACAAAGCTCAAAAAATTGTTGATCTTGTCAAGGAAGCTCTTGGCGATGCTGACATGAAGGAAGAAGAAGAAGAGCCTACCGAAGAAGAAGATGAAGAGCCTATCAAAGAAGGCGAAGATGACGAGACAACTGAAGATGATGAAAAGCCAACTGAAGAAGATGACGAAGAAATGCCTACCAAGGAATCCAAGCAGGCCCGATCCAACAAGAAGTTGAATCAACTGCAAGAACAAATTACTCGCATAAAGCGAGAAGGTTTTGTTCGCAGAATGTGCGAAAGTGCTGGCCTGCCTTTGACCAAAGTTTTGCTCGAAGATTTCCTTCAGCTTCCAACTAGGAATTCCATCGAGCGTCATGTCCTTCGTTTGGCTCTTGCACACAGGCAAACCAAGCCTAAATCAGGCGCAAGGTTTACTGAAGCAGTATCCAAAATTCCAACCGGAAACAACCTTTACAACTGGTTACAAAACTAAGGAGTCAAACAATGTCTACAACTTTTGGCGGTGGCAATTTTTCTAAGCCAGCAGATTTTCGATTAGTGCGCTACCCTGTCGCAGCAGGCATAGTGATTTCAATCGGGGATTTCCTCTACTGGGATTCTAGTAGTTCTACTGTGAAGCCTTTATCAGCGATCACAGGCTCTGGTACTGCTGCAACCGATCTAGCCTCTGTGCATGACACCTTTGTGGGTGTTGCCGTGCAGGCCAGAATTGCTGCACAGATTACTGCTGGCACTCTGGAAGTAATTACAGAATGTGTATATGAAGCCGATTGCGCTTCTAGTGCTAATTTTCTTCCCGGTGATCTAGTGTCTGCTGTGTCCTCTGGTGCATCAGCAGCGGGTGCAATTCAAGACCAAAAAGTGGTCGAGACTGCCGATGCAGACAAGGCCATTGGGGTTGTTGTTGCTTATTACGCATCCGCAACTACCAGAGTTCTTGTAAGACTTATTGGTTTAGCTGCCCGCAACTTTTAAATAACTAACTACTAACAGGAGTCAGAACAATGCGAGTAAACATTTTAAAAGTCAGAGATATGTATGAATCCAAGGGGCGACACCCCGGTGGTAAGCTTGAGTTTCTTAACCTTATCAAGCACGGCCTAGGTTTGGTTGATACCAATGGTTCGCCAAATCGTGATCATGCAGGAAACCATAGGCTTGCTGAACAAAAGATAAAGCCCGAGCAGTTCTCAATTCAAGAACTTGCTGAAGGCATTATTGGTTCAAGCTGGCGCAATTACTTTGACCCTTCCAATGCTGGCGCAATGGCTCGATATACTGTAGCCAGAAGCCTAGTAGAGCAGGGCCATCCTAATGATATGAGAGCGTTAGTTGAGTCAACTGGCGTTGGGCTTGACCCGACCGCTTTTGCAAATATTAATGCATTTTCAGCGGTAGTTGGCGGTTTAATTGAAGTAAAAATTTTGGAGGCTTTTCAAAATCCTGCTTTGATTGCAGATCAGCTTATGCCCTCTGAGGCGACCAAACTCAATGGCCAAAAAGTCATTGGAACTAATCGCATTGGTGATCGTGGCAAGAAGCGAAACCCCGGTGAGCCACACCAAAGGGCGCAATTCAATGAGCGTTGGATTGAAACTCCAGAAACAAGGGAAAATGCCCTTGCTGTAGATGTTTTGAAAGAAACGGTCTTCTTCGATTTAACTGGTGACATTCTAAATGTCGCTGGTAGCGTGGGTGAAGAGTTGGCTTACAGAAAAGAGCTTGAAGTTATTGATACCTTTATCGGTGTTAACAACTCATTCAAATATTCTGGAACATCTTATAACACCTACCAGACTAGCCAAACGCTTGGTTACATAAATGACCATAGCAATCCGTTAGTCGATTGGACTTCCTTGCAAGCCACTAGTTTGCGCTTTGCTAGGATGCAAGACCCCAGCACAGGCAAACGAATCTTGATTCAACCCAACATGATCTTGGTTAACCCTGCAAAAGTTGCGACAGCGCAATTAATCTTGGGGTCAACCATGACTGAAACTAGGATCGCAGCGGGTGCTACTCAATCAACAGCAAGCACTTTGCAGATTCGTCAAACCCCCGGTAATCCATACACAGGGCAGTTCACAGTTCTTTCAAGCCCTCTGCTTGAACAACGCTGTACTGATGCAGATGGCTTAAATCTTTCGCAAGCTAATGCGGATGAATACTGGTGGATGATGCAGGGTGGAAAAACTTTCAGATATATGCAGAACTACCCGCTAAATGTTCAACAGGCAGCACCAAATAATTACGAGATGCTTGATAAAGGCATTGTTGCTAGTTATTTTGCCAACGAGCGTGGCATACCTTCTGTATGGTCACCTTGGCACACGGTCAGGAATAAAAACTAATAGGAGTTTGCAATGAAAAAGGGAGAGTTTCAAAGCAGCGAACCTATCACACAGCCTTGGCAAATTCGTGCTAACGGGTTTCCAAGGCTGCTTGTGGAATGTTCAAGCAAGTCAGAAGCAGAAATAAAATATCGTGAACGATTCCAAATCTGGAAAGCTAAACTTAATTTCGTGGAGTGTGCGCCATGCCAACCCCTTCAGAAAACATCAGACTAGCCATAGCGCAAACTACCGCTCGCATCGTTGAAACAACAGAATCATATAAGCCTAGCTACTCCATTGATGGCGAATCATATAGCCATGATAGCTATATGAATATGCTTACAACAAATCTTGAGGCTTTGCAGCGCAGCCTGCAAATCATTGAGGGGCCATTCACCAAAACCACAAGGATGCGAACATGAAGTATGCAAAGATTGAATTAACTGCATCTGGCAACGGAACCATTCTTGCAGGCATCGCAGGCAAGAGGTTCCGAGTCCTTACCTATCTGGCTTGCTCTACTGTCAATGTCCTTCTCACATGGAAAAGCGGTTCTACTGCTTTGAGTGGGCCAATGGCAGTTGGTGCGTATAGCAACATTTTTAATGGCAATGCGGACTCTTTGCCTATTGGCATCCTAGGTGTTTTAGAAACCGAAGAGGGGGAGGACTTAGTTCTTAGCCTCTCAGGCACAGCTTCTGTAGGCGGGCATATAACCTATCAAGAGGTTACTGTTTAATGCCAATTAGTTTTGCAAGTAGGTCGAAAGACTATTTGATTTGGGATTTGACTGAAGCGATTAGCTATACGGTTTATGGTGTGCCATTTTCTAATGGCAATAACTATGAAGAAACCTTTACCATTGCCGTGGCTAAAAGAGCTACCATCAGCAATAGGGATGTACCCAGCCAGCGGACTGGTATTTTCACTTCAGATGACTTGTCTTGGAGCATTCCGCAAGCTTTACTTCCTAATGGAATAAGGCCAAATCCAAATGATTACATCACAGATTCAGCAGGGCGAAGATGGACTGTTTTGGATACTGTTGCAGGCAACCGAGGCAATACTTGGAAGCTGACTACAAGAAATCTTCTACTTGCAGAAAACTTGCGCCATACGATCAGCCTGCAAAGGCCTGCTAATACCAAGGATGCAGCGGGTGGCAGGGTAGCTTCAAGCTATACAACCATCTTGGG